TGGTATGCGGAGTCGATGGAATCGCCCAGTAGCAAGGATTTCTATCAGAGCCTGCGTGGCCGCTGGTGCGTCGAGATTGGCGAAATGGACTCGTTCGGCAAGGCTGACGTGACCAAGGTCAAGCAGGCGATCACGTCGCGCTTCGATACCTATCGGCCGAGCTATGGCCGCGTCAGCCGGTCTTTCCGGCGCGAGTGTATTTTCGTCGGCACGACCAACGAAAACGAATACCTGAAAGACCCTTCAGGTGGGCGGCGCTTCCTGCCGGTCAAGGTATTCGCCGTCGATATCCCCAACATCGTTGCGGAGCGCGATCAGCTGTGGGCTGAGGCGGTCGCGCTATTCCGCCAAGGTTATGCCTGGTGGCAGCTACCGGATGATGCGGTGGAGCAACAGGAGGATCGTTACGCTGAAGATAGCTGGCAGACCGTCATTCAAAAGTGGCTGGCCGGACGGGCGATGGACAGCAACTATCCGACACGCATTGCGCCAGCGGGCGATGGGCGGCCAATTGAGTGGTGCACAACCACTGAGCTACTTGGTTGGGCGTTAGGCATTGATGTAGGCAAGCACGACAAGCCTGCGCAGATGCGTGTCGCTGCCATCATGCGGCGGCTGAAGTGGTGGCACGATCGCATCACCGTCAACGGCTACCGCGAGCGGCGATGGGTGCCATTGAGCCAGCCAGATGGGGATAGCCATGTTCCGTTCTGACCCGCGATGGCGCTGCGATCTGCCTGCCGCTGCCCAACCTGCCCAACCTCTACCCGACCTCTGCCCAACCACTGCGGCGTTGCCCCGTATGGCATTGCCCAACCTACCCAACCTTTTTGGGTTTCTCGCGTATATGTGCAAGCAGCAACCAGCAGCATCCATCTTATGTATGTGTCATCAGGTTGGGCAGGTTGGGCAGGTTGGGTTAGGCCAGTTGCACCAATGGATTCGAGTGCCCAACCTCAAGCGGGAGGGGTTGGGCAGGTCGGGCAGCCGTGCGAGTTCAAAGGTACTCCCCAGCCGTTCGGGTTGCGGGTTGCACGGCCGCGAAAACGCGGTGGTGGGAGGGTTTGAACTTTGGTTCAACAGGGGCACTCCCGGTTCACTGACCCGGTTCACTGAGGTTGCGGCATGACGGAATTGAGCCAGAGCGAATATGCGGTGGCGCGCGGTTGGTCGGCTGCTTACGTGACGAAGCTCAAGCGACAGGGTCGATTGGTCATCACTGGAACTGGCAAGGTGAACGTGGAAGCCACCGACCGGCTGATCGCCGCCACGCGCGATCCTGCACGCGGCGGCGATCGTCGCCAATCGGAAGGCGAGGGTGCTGACATAGCGGCCGAGACCCACGCTAGCGCGAGCCGCGGCAAGGAGCCTATCGAATCGGGGGCGTACAAAGATGCAGCGACGCGTGAGCGCCTCGCCAAGGCGCGTCTGGCAGAACTGGAGCTGGCTGAGAAGGTCGGCCAGTTGGTCCGCCGTGCTGAGGTAGAAACCGCGATCTTCGGGCTGGCGCGACAGGCGATGGAGGCGCTCGACGCATTGCCTGACCGGCTGGCCTCGCAATGCGCTGCAGAGCCAGATGTGGATCGTGTGCATGCGTTGCTCACGAAGCATGTGAGGAAGATCGCGAAGGAAATGGCCCAGGCGATGCCATCGACGCCGACCGCTGAGCAGGAGGCCGCGTGATGTTTGATGCGCATCCGCTCGACGTGGTGCTTACCGACGGCAACGAGATCGTCTGTGGAAGCTGGTGCCGCGGCTGGACCATGCCCGAACCCATCACGCTGAGTGATTGGGCAGACCGCTACCGCAAGCTGCCGAAGGAAGGCTCCAGCGAAGCCGGCGACTGGTACACCAGCCGCATGCCGTTCCTGCGCGAGATCATGGATTGCTTGCATCGCGAATCCAGGGTGCGCGAAATCACTCTCAAGAAATCCACGCAGGTCGGCGGTACCGAGGTTGGCATCAACTGGCTCGGCTACATCATCGAGCACGCGCCGGCACCGGTCATGTACGTATTACCCACCATCGACATCGCGCGCAAGTTCAGCGAGCAACGCCTTACTCCAGCTATCAACCTCATGCCGGTGTTGCAGGAGCGCATTCCGCCCGCACGCAGTCGCGATGGTGGCAATACCACGCTGATGAAGCGGTTCCCCGGCGGTGTGCTGGTGCTGAGCGGAGCCAATAGCTCGGCGTCACTGGCTTCAATGCCGATGATGTATCTGATACTCGATGAGCTGTCGAAATACCCGACCAATCTGGATGACCAAGGCGGCGCCGAACAGCAAGCCCTGGCCCGTACATCGTCATTTACCCGCCGGAAAATCCTGCGCATCAGCTCATGCACCATCAAAGATGCGTGCGCCATCAGCACGGCCTTCGATGCGGGCGATCAGAGCTATCTGTATTTGCCATGCCCGCATTGCGCGCACAAGCAAGTGCTGGTGATCGACCAGCTCACCGACGATGGCCAGTTCGTGTGTATCCATTGCGGCAAGCTCGTCGAGGAGCATCACAAAACCCGCATGCTGGAAGCGGGCGAATGGATCGCAAAGCACCCCGAGCGTAGTCACTCCCATCGCAGCTTCGCGATCTGGTCAGCTTTTGCTGCTGTTGGCCTGGGCTATACCTGGCGCGAAATTGCGGCCATGCGCGTGGAGACTCGGAAAGATCCCGCGAAAGAGGTGGTCTTCGTCAACACCATTCTCGGCGAAGCCTACGAAGGTGCCAGCCAGAAGGTCGAGGCCAATGACGTGCAGCAACGCGCAGCGAAGTGGCTGCGCCGCACGGTGCCACGTGGCGGCTTTATCCTTACGGCTGGCGTCGATGTGCAGGTCAATCGCTTCGCCGTGATCGTCATTGCGTGGGGTCGCAATGAGCAGGCGTTCGTGGTCGATTATGTCGAGCTACCCGCCGATCCGACGCGCAAGGAAGATTGGGACATCCTATGGGACTTCCTCGCCGAGCCTGTGATCAACGCGGCCGGCATCACCCTGCACATCAGCGCTGTCGCCGTCGACTCGGGCAACTGGACGCAGGAGGTCTACAACGCCGTGCGCCCTAGGCAGTCGCAGGGTGTCATGGCCATCAAGGGCAGCAAGGATGCCGCGCGTCCCATCATCGGCCGCGCCAGCAAGCAGGAGGTCGACAAGAGCGGACGCATTCAGCGCAGGGGCGTCAATCTGTGGATCATCGGTGTCAATTCGGCCAAGACCACGCTCATGCAGCGGTTGCTTGGTGATACCGATCGCGAGGAAGAAAATCGCCTGATTCATTTTCCAGCCGATCTGCCCGATGACTTCTACACCATGCTCACGGCCGAACGTTTCGACTTAACCGCCAAGCGTTGGCTCAAGAAACAAGGAGCCCGCAATGAAGCGCTGGATACGTTCGTCTATGCCTACGCAGCAGCGCTCAGCCCGAGTGTGCGCATCCACGTCAAACGCGAGGCGGACTGGGTCGCGCTGGAGGCCAAGCTGGAACCGCCTACTGATGACCTGTTCACTGCGCCCTTGGGGCGCGAAGAAAAAAAGGGGCCTGATAAGGCACCGAAAATAGACGTCCAGACGTCCGCAGTTCCACGTGAAACGGACCACCGATCAGCACCTGCGCTAGCGCCACGCACTAACAACCCCTTTGCATCCTCCGACTGGTTGGACCGCCGATGAATGAGCAGATCAATGTTGCCGAAGCGCTGCAAGATGAGCTGGCTGCCGCCCTGCAGGAATCGCTAGGCCTGGGATTCGATGAGGCCAGCCGGTACGCAGCACCGGTGGTGCGGTACCTGCAGCAGCAGTACGGCGGCGACGAGCTATACATTCCGCAGCCCTACATGCGTCGAAACGTTGACGACATCCTCGCCGCGCGGAAGGCCGGCCAGCCGATCAAGAAAATACTGAAGGATTTCGCTATCAGCAGGCGAACCTACTATCGCCTGCTCAGTCAGTTGTGATTGCGGCGAATCGACTACTAGGATGCGGCAGCAACTTGCGGATTGGCACGATTGAAGATCAAGGCGCTTTCATTGGCCCTATTTAAAGGTGCGCTTGAGCATTTTTGATATTTGTTCTTTAGCGTAGTCAACAGCAGAGGCCCTCCCTTCTTCGGCCGCTACCTGAATCACAGAGTCATAATCGTTTAGCTCGCCACACTCTTGGCACTTGAGCAGATCGCCTGATTCGTATGTGTTCTCGGTATCGCCTTTTAAGTCACAGCCGCAGAACAAGCACTTCAGTG